CGGCGAATAGTAGTTGTACCCTTTGTAAGTTCCCGATGCTAGATTAGTAGTTAATACTCCCGATACTTCTTCCCCAAATCTTATATCGTATTCAATTCGTATTTCATCCGAACTATGCTGTAATACACTACCCTCAACTGGCTTAAAATAGTTCGTCATGTAGTTACGGATAATCGGCGCTGAGTTGTATATTCCATAACTACCCTCAGCAGATGCAGCGGGTATTACCTTTACCCTGCTTGTAAGTTCACCCGATACGTAAGCATCAAATACATACTTGAAGTTATCTTGCGTTGCGTTATCGCTACTCACAACAAACCAAGCATCGTCATGTAACGATGCAAAGGTAGCGGGTACTGAATTAATTGTTATTGCCATTTGTCTGTATTAGTTTTAGTGAAACATCTGCGGCTAATGCCTTACTTAGTACGTTCACAAAGTCTTTATTAAAAGTGGATGTTATTGCATTGTCAAAGTATAGGGTTTGTTTAATTCCCTTACGCTTTATACCCATTGCTATTGCAAAGGCTGTTTCTTGCGTGTCACTCAGTCTTTTACGCTTAGTTTGCAATGCGGATAGGTTACGTGCTTGGTCTTCTGCTCTATTTGATATACCGTTAAACCGTACCCACTCTTCAATGGCCGATACCATTTTGCGAGACGGGTACATAGTCTTAAAAGAATAAGGGGAGGCAATGGACTTCCCAACTCCTGCCACCCCCTTGTTTTGAAAATCGTAATATTCGGCCGCAGGGCTAGTAGACGGGTAGCCTATGGCTATTTCGTAACTTGAGCCGTTTTCGGTAACCCTAAAAGATAAATCAGATCCTATTGAGCCTTTGTAGTCTAACCCTTCTTTATTGGCGTTTGCGTATGCTGTTGTGATAAACTTCTTAGCGTAATCGGAAAGTATCTGCTCAACTACTTCTAACTTATTGTTTTGCCTTGCCATTCCCGCCGTTTGCAGAAACTTGTCCTTTAAAAACTTTACCTGATTTGCCGTAATAGCCATACATTAAATAGAAAAAGCGGGATTATCGGTCTAGGCATAAAAAAGCCCCTAGTGGAAACTAAGGGCGTTAAGCTATGATGTTAACGAATAGCTCACAAAACTATTTTACTCTTTTAAGAAAGATTTAATAAAATTTAAAAGATACAAGGCTTCGCCCCTACTTATTTCATAAGTTACTGCCGTTTCTTCATTAGTTGATAATGCGCCAAATATGCAAAAAACTAAATTATCATCTTCTGCTTCAATTGAAACATTTACAGCCCCTTCTAATCCATTTGGGCTTGAAACTAGGGAAAGATTCCCGTTAACAAATTCTAATTTCATGTTTTATGGTTTTTGTTTCCGCTAATATACAACTATTTCTCAATTCGCAAAACAAAAAACCCGCCCCGTAGAAACGAAGCGGGAAACCCTTGTTGTACATGAATCAAAACTGCAATCTAACCATTTTTCTGCAATTCCTGCAAATATTTTGACTTTCCTTTTAAATAACTCATTGCGTTAACGGCTTCAATGGTGGGCAGTTCAAAAACAGCCTCTAAAGTGATTCCGAGATAGTTCTTAATTTCCTCAGCTGTCCAATGCCATCCATAGACTTTAACAAACTGTTCACCAGCTTTTCTGCTTCTTCCTGACTCTTTCCCCTCTTCACTTGTTCGGCTATCATATAATCCTTTGAAGCTATTATCCAATTCTTGTATAGATGATAAAAAAAAACCGCTGATCCGTAAACAGCCTCAAACGGTGCTTGAAGCATATCGTTAGAATATTCAATATGCTTACTCGCATCGTACTTTGTATCTTTCCATTTGCCGTACCATGTTTTGCGCTGCGGTATAACCATTGAAGCGGCTAACTTATGTAAGTTGCCAACAAAGTCTTTAGCGAATGTTTTGCTTTCAATGTACCTTGCAAATGGCATTTGTCTAATATCGTAAACAAAACGGTACTTACGTTTTCCGATAGTAACGTACTGAATAGGCGAACCCTCAGGCTCTTGCTCTAAAAACTTCAAAGCTGCCCGTTGGTCTAAATACTCTTGCCATCCTAAACTGTCAATCTCTGATTGATTCTTGTTTAAGATAATTGACAATAGACGGGTTTCAATATCAATTTCAGTATCTTCTTTAGATAAGTTGCGTCTTAGTTTATCAATCTCTTGCGCTTGTTGTATTGTTAGTTTGTTCCACATGGGGTAATGTTTTTATTTTTATATAAATTCTGTATGGCATTTATCGCACTTATAAACTTCAACCCATATGCGTTTATGTATTTCAGAATGGTTATGTGAAACTCTACCTATTATGCACTTTTGGCACTTAGTAGTTGTGATATTTTTTAAAAAAACTAACACTTTTGTTAAAATATTTCTCATGTGTTATTTTTTAAGCGAATGAATACTGCCCCGCACCTTTACCAACTTCTTGATACTTCTTCCATGCCAAAGCTAAAGCACACACAACGTCATCGTGTAAGCCAGTAGGTGCTGAGTATCTTACCCCCGTTCTCGTGTAAATATACTCAAAGTTATTTAATTCTTCGGTAATAACTCCCTCAGGAAATGTTATAATTCTGCTTTGGATTGCAACCGCCAACCCTTCCATTAGTTGCTGCTTTGATGCAGCCGTAAACTTAAACGCCTCAATATTACCCCTTACCCTTTGCAAATCTTCGCCTATCGGGTCACCAACACCAGTACTATCTATTGCAATAGCTGCTTGTGGCAACCTTAATATCTTTTCCTTTGTCGTTCTCCAATCCGACTGCCAACGGTCTAAATAACATACGCTGCCATGCTTATCTAAGCCAACAATAACACTAAAATCAAAAGACTTAGCAAGGTCAACCCCGTAACATACGGCGGGTAGCGTTGACATCGGGAATGTACATTGAGCGATGTAAGCCGTACCAAATGGATTAGCCACATTATCGTTAAACTCAGCCATGTACTCCTGAGAGAAAGCCAACTCAGGCAAATCTGCTTTTGCATCATCAATCTCGCTAGGGTCAATAAACGGGTTAGTGTAGGTTGACATTTGCCATGACTGCCAATTAGGGTGTTCCATAACGCCTCGCATAAATAGCTTATGAAAATCATTTTTACCTTTTGGTGTTGACATAAACCAAGCGTCACCTTTCATATCTGATAAGGTTGCACGTATTGATTCAGTCCAAAGTTTGTACAATGACTTTGCAAAAGCAACCTCGTCTAAAATGGTACGTTTATACTTTCGTGAACGACCTGCCAACTCATTCTCAAGCGACCAAAACTCAATGCGACCTCCGTTCAATAGTTCAATAAACTGATGCTCGTTTTTACGTTTAACAATAGGCTCTAAAGCGTGTAAACATTCGTTATACGTGCCGTCTAAAAGTTTATACGTAGGGGCAAAGTACCCCGCAGGAAACCCGTCTAAAGCTGTTTCGCTTAATAGGTTTACCGCTAATGCAGACTTACCGAAACGCCTACCGCAACAAAGCACGTTAAAGCGTTGCGCTTCATCTAGTACCTTTTGCTGCCCTGCGTGTGGTTTATTCAATACTACCTTTACTTCTGTCGGCATATTCTACTGTTACGGTAATTTTATTATCGTTCTTGTTTTCAGTCTTTTCAACTAACCCTTGCATAAGTGATGACATACGTGCGTTAAATATTCCAACCATTCCACCGCTAATTTGATTGTCTGCAATGGTTAGCTCAATTTCTTCAATAACATCTTTGTAGGCTGAGTAATCATTTTGCTGCGATGGCTTAAAATAGTGAGATACATTAAACCCCGTTCTATGCTTTACAAACACGAAAAAGCCTTGTTTGGTGTATGGTCTTTGTTTTTTCTTTTCAACCTTTATTCCTGCCCCGCCTACATAGTCTTCCTCAAGTATCGGGTTTGCTTTAACATCTTCGCAATATTCATAGAACAAATCAATTAACTGATTAACGCCAACATAATGCTGCTTGGTTGGCGAAGTATTAGGTTTATCTTCTCCTTTTAAACCTATTCCTTTAGTTGGTACGCCCTTTGGCGGTTCTAACTTTCTTCTCATAATCTAATCTTGTTTATATCCTAAATAGATATTGCCAGTATTTTTATAGTATTCAAACCATTGCTCCCCCTTACGCCACTTCTCATTTAGGCTTTTATCTTTCATTAATCGGTAGTCTGTTTTTTCTCCTACGTCATGCCCTATATGTTCGGCTGTACCTGGAATGTAGTAACTTAACATTCCTGCAAGTTCGCATCTTAGCCAATAATCTCTATCGTTCACGCTGTACGGATCAAGGTCAAGATTAAAGTAACCTATTTTATCTATAGCCTCACGTGTTATTAGCACATTGCCGAATGGGCAGCACGGCCATATCTTTAAACCATTAACTTCACTTGGTGCTGGTAGCCCCTCAACTGTATGAATACCTATCATAGCTGAATTAGGTATCTGTGAACGGTAGCGAACAAAGTTAAACAACCAATTATCTGGCATTAGTATATCGTTTGCCATTGTAACCACATCACCACATGCTTGAGCAATACCCTCGTTAATGGCTGCTGAAATTCCTTGTTTGTCTACCGTGACAAGTTCAAACGGATGACCTGCGTTGTTAAGATTAACATCTTTAACTCTTTGGGTGTGTTCGTGACGTAAGTAGTCTAAAAGAATGATTGTTACTCCCATAAACAAGTTTGTTCTGTTAAGTAAATTGAATCAATAGGCATTAAGCCACTTACAAATACATCAACACCTTTGAAAGAGTCTGGTATCTTTTTATCCTCTTTAGTATTATGGTGCATATAAAAAGCAGCAGGTTTTAACATATTTTTATTTGCTTTTATAATCATATTGTCAAGCAAAGTTTCTGTTTCCTTTGTCATGGTTTAATGTTTGGTGCAAGGTATCTCGCAGGATTACCAACGTATTTTGAATTAGGTTGCATTTCGGTTTTTTTAGTAACTACTGTTCCCATTCCGATCATGCAGCCATAAGGAACTATAATTTTTTGATGAAGTATTGCTCCTAGTCCAATATTAACATCATGATTAATAATACTATGACCTCCAATCAAAGCGTGACATGATAATGTTACATTCTTTCTAATAATTGAATCATGTCCAATATGAACCCCTTTCATAATATAACACCAATCATGTATAACAGTAGGCTTATCAACTCCACTATCAATAGTAACATGCCCCGTTATTCTAACATTATTCCCAATTATTACCCCTTTACTCTCATGTTCCCTCCCTTTCCACTCCGCAGGTTCGCCAATTAAACAATATGGGCCGATATAGCAATTATCCCCAATCACTACATTATCTGCTATGATAGCCGTTGGATGAATAAACGTGTTAGCGCCTACTGTATATTTTGTTTCGTTTTGTTTAATCCAAAATTCTCTATCTACGCTTGTTACAAATTTATTACTGTCTGTAATACCATTACATACACCCTTTATAGATTTCATATCTTCTTTGGTTTATTGTGTTTATGTTAAAATGCTTATTGCAGAACTCATACAACTCATTGCCTTTTTCTTCACGCATTGCCGCATCGTTTACCAGTTCCTTTACCCATCTGTACCAATACTGCTGTGTACGTACATAACAAACGGGCATATCTAAATATGGGTCAACCATACTAACCACGACTGGATTACGTTTAGTTGCGGCCTCTAATACTTTCAGGTTAGACTTCATTGAGTTAAACCTAGTATTGAGCAAAGGTATAACAGATATATCCGAATCACAATAAGCTGCCATGTATCTGTCAGGCATTGACATTTGGTAAATGGTTGACTCAAACCTTAATGCTTGAGTAAAAGCAGATGCCATTACGTCCCAAACTGGTTTTGAACGTTCACTATACCCCGCCATAACCGTTTTAACCTTGCACCTCAAATCAAAGTCCGACCAAACTCGGTTCATTGGGTTTCTAAGTATTGATATATCTTGAGCGTGAGTATCACTACCAGACCAAAACAATCTTACTCTTTCACTTGGTTGCTTATGCGCCGAGAATTGACCGTCGCCATAAGGCAAACCATTCGGTAAAATATAAACATTCTTGTTATGCTTGTAAACCTCAGCTGCTAGTCTTTCGTGCGTTACCGTGCAAATGTCAGCTATTTCAATGTAGCTTATAATTTGTTCGGCTATTTTGCTTTCGGCGTAATGGTCTGCAAGATTATGATGCGGATCTAAAACCCAATGGTCATCGTTATCAACTATTAATTTAAAACCGTACTTCTCACGCAGCTTAACCATTCGTTCTGCAGGAAACGATACACTCCGATTCATTACAACCACGTCCCAATGTTTACGGCTTAGTGTTTCTTCGTCAATGATATTAGTAATTAATACAGAATCATTTGGCTTATCCTGCATCATGTAGGTAAGCGGCATTATAATACGGTGATACCCTACACCTGAGGTTGTTGACGATAATGCTAGTATATTCATTTGCGGCGTTTCTGTTTTGTTTGTGATTGTTCTGCTAACTTCACCCCATCCCACCAACTACCCAACCTTTGCATAAACTTAATTACACAAGACGGACACCATGTTGTTAATGGGTAGTGAGCAACATTGCGCTCATAAATTTCATGCAGCTTAGTTAAATCATAAACCTGCTGCACCCATCCATCTTTAGCAGTTAACATATGACCCTCATTGGCTTGAAGCACTTGTCTATCTTGTTCGGTTATTGCCATTTGCTTAGTAATTTTTGTATGATTGCTGCACTACAACCTGCTAAACATGCGTAGAATGCATTTAAAGACACATATGGAGGCAAAAAAGAAAAAAGAATATAAACCCACACTGAAAGGCATAAAGCGCAATTAAATGGCTTAAAATTGATTCTAAGCATATTGTGCCAATTTGCAAATACAATCAGGTAGATTGCGGTTGTGACTGCTGCTGCTGCATTAAGTAGTTCTTGCATCGTTCTTTTGCTATTTGTAGTGTTCGTGTAACTGTTTTGTATGGTATCTGTGTAGCTTGTGAAAGTTTAAGGGCATTTGAGTTAAAGGTAAAAACGTAGTGATAAAGCATATCTCTTTCGTAAAGCCCCTCCCTAGTCGTTCCAAATACTTCATCAAGGTTTAACTCAGGCGGTTCTGGTGGTTGTTCTTCATCAGGATCAAAAAAGCCACTAAATAGTTTTTCATGCCCATCAGTCGGTACAAAGTTTCTAAACATATACCAGAACTTTGAACTGTCAGATTTGATAAGGTTTAACATAACGCGAACGATAAACCATTTTAAAAAACCTTTTCCATGAGCTTCAATAATCCAATCTTGTCCTTTTTCTAATACTACTAAAAAAACTTCTTGCTTTAAATCTTCTCTCAAATCTTCGGGGTGCATCTTTGACAAAGCATCCGTTAGCCATGTTGCGGTATAGTAAGAATTTATTATTGCGTGTACGTTCACGTTTGCTAATTTACAACTAATTTTTTAGTCGCAAGTACTTTATGAAAAATTTAACGTTTCTATTTGACCTAGTGTTACGCAATTTTTGGTAAAGTGGCAAAAGGGGTTGAAATATGCCAAAGTCAAAAGTCAATTAATTTTCTACCAAAGTATAAATATGTAATAATATATATAATATTTATATAATAATAATGTTTTTTAATATCTTATGTTTTTCTTGACTTTTTGACTATTTGTAAAAGTGGCTTGACTTTTTGACTTTCGGCTTTTTCTAAACGTAACTTATTGATTTGCAAATAGTTTACTATAGAAAAAAAGTCAATTTCAATATTGACTATTTTTTGACTTTTGACTATTTTTGACCATAACATATTATAAATATTTATCTACATCGTAGAAAGTCAACTTTTTTTTTGACTTTTGACTTTTGATTTGACTTTTATTAGGCATAAAAAAAGCCGCTAATTAAAGCAGCTTTTGATATGATCCATGTTCTATTTTTTGAAACAGTTGCCGATTATTTTGCAACCACATTTTAATCGTTGATGTCTTTATATTGTATTTCGCCCCTACTTCAATAGCCGTCTTTGTGCTAAAAGCATCAGGCAAATCTTTATAAATACTATCGTAAGGCTTCTTTAAATTATCCAATGGCGTTTCTGGGCTAAGTATTTTTAACGACTTTAGCATATTTCCTAAGAAATACTCCGTTAATCTAATGGCACGTTCAACAGCCGATTGTTCAACTACTCCAGTACGTTTGTCTAAATCATCGCAGCATTGAATAATAAGTGCAAATCGTAAGCAGTAGGCTTGATACTTTGCTATAATCCCCTTTGCGTTCTCGTCTTGTGTACGGTTGTAGTAAAGATTCTTGTAATCGTGCCATGACTTATACAAGGCTAAAGCATCGCTAGAAAGTATGTATTTGTCTTTTCTGTCATTTTCTCTAAATATTAACAGTTTGTTTAGTATTTCATCAACTTGGTCTTTAATGTAATCGGGGCAGCTAATTAAATCAAAGGACGGCTTTGGTTCACTTTCAGGGAATACAAATAGAAACCTATGGTAAAACCCGTTGTATTGGTTTTCATTCTTAGATAGTATTTCCATTATCCCTGGTTGTATTCCGCCAACAATACCCATCGTGTAATCTATAATCTTACGTTCTTCTACCGTTACCCGCTGCTGAAATACCGTTTCACTTGACCACATTTGAAGCCATTTTTGGGCATCATCTCCGTCTTTATATTGGCTCATACGTTTGATAAACCCCGCTAATTCATCCGCAACTAAGCAGCATCCTTTAGGATTGTATTGTAATACATTAATAACGGTTTCAATAGTAGCATCGTCAATAACCATTTGTTGGAGAATAGGCTTTATCGGCTTATGCTTGTCTTTCTTATCCATTGTTGCTACTTCTTCATTGTATGCCGCTAAACGTGCCTTGTAGGCTCTATAATTCTCGTCATCTATCTTTTTAAGGTGTCCGTACCCAATACCCATTGCGGGGCTTTTACCACCCCCAGCGTGAGCAACAATCGCTATGTAAAGATTAGTTCTTAATCTATACCCTTGCAGTGCCTCTAAATAACAAGTATTCCCTATTGCGGTGCTTAACTGCGATAACATAAAACCCGCTATGTATTCGTTCTGTATTCTATGGCTTTTTATGTAATCTTGTATCGGTTGCGGGAATACATCGTAAGGGAACTGCATCCTATCTTTACTTATAGGCTGTTGCTCAATTGGTTGTTGGTTTATTTCAATGCCTATACTATCAGCAATCGCTTGTATTTCCTCTATGGTCTTTTTCCAATCTCTACCGTTTTTGTAGTAAATTATACGACTAGGGGTAAGTACCCAACTTCTATCGCCATTGCCTTTACTATCCGACCAACAAGGGTATTGAGGCATTGATGTTGTAAACAATAAAACTTTACGAGAACTAAAGTAAACCTTTGCCGAGTAGTTTGCTAATGACGTTCTGCGTAAGTACGCCGTAAACTTTTGCTTTTGCCTATACCTAAAATCTCTAACCTCGTATAAATCTATTTGATTCAGTAGTTCCTCAAAAGCATCGTCTGTAATTTCTTTGTCAAAAAGCAAACAAGTAGTTTCGTATTGTTGCGGGTACTCAACGGGGTGGAATGTATTGTTAATTTCCTCTTTGTACTTATTAAACAACCCGCCCGTACTTGTCAGCAAATCAAATTCATTATCCGTTAATTCTTCTAAGTCCTCAAATGAATTATGAAACATCTCATACCCTGGGGTTGGGGCGCAATAAGATAACAACCCGCCCGTATAAACGGCTATAACCTCTTTTCCCTCTTCACTAGCCGCTAAAGTAATCTTATGGCTTAATTTAGGGTATTTAATATAAACGTGATAACCCTTGTTTCTAGTTGATTCAATGCATACCTTTCTTAATAAATCGGGGTTGGTAGCTTCAATAATATTAAACCAGTCGTTAAATGATACAGTCCCGTTTTCGTTCTTTGTATCAAAGTCAATCGTGCCAAACGGGGGGAATAACTTTAGTGCTATACCGTTGGCGTTATCTATTAAATCAATCCATTGATCCAATGTAGTTTCGTTCCATTGGGATTCGCTTATGGTGCTATGGGCTATGATATGGCTTGAGGCAATCTTACCGTTTTCATCCCATTTAATAGGCAATGGCTTTAGCCCTAGCTTAACAAGTTCTTTGAAATAGGTTATGTTCATGCTTTGCGAATTTTAGATGAAAGGTTTGCTTTTTTGCTTATTGCTCTAAGTTTTGTGTTTTCATTATGAAATCTACGAAACATCATTATAACCAACAAGCTACTAAAAATTATTTCAAATACATTGTCCTTGCTAGGTTTTATCTGCTTATAAAGATTGTCTAGCCCCTCTTGAATAATAAAGGCATTAGCTAAGTCGTTAAATTCATAATCGTAATGGTCTATATGCGTATTATGCCTTTCTAAAATATCTCCAGTAAATATGCATCTATCTACTCCAAACTTAACCTTTTCTCTAAACGCTTCAATTTCAGGTCTAACCGCAGAACGTAAAGCGCATTTTACTTGAAATATCTTACTAGGATTTGTTATACATTTTGTGAAAGATATATCAGTCTTTGTATCGTCAATTCTGTGTATTACAAAACACTTATTACCGTACTTAGTATCAATAATTAAAATATCTTTTACTCCGCACCCTTTCTTTTGCTCCCATTCTGGGTGCATAGGGAATAATTCATTAGTAAGAAATTCGTAATTAATCGGAGTTATGCCGTAAAGCATAGAACGGCAATACTCTGTAAGTTCTTTTTTGCTGTAACTTTTATTCATGGGAAAAAATTAAGCCCCAACGATTGCAGCGAAGGGGCTTCGTCTAAGTGTTAGTTAGACAATAAATTCGTAAATATACTGCAATTACATTTACGAACCGACATAGCAAATATACTAAATCCTACTTAAAAACTCATCTAGTAGCAAGAAAAATTCCTCTGGAGTATGCACAAAATAATATTCTCCACCCGCTTTTCTTTCTTTAGCTTGTTCTGCTAATTGGTGTTCGCTAGGCTTGTCTTTTCCTACTTTTATTTCCCACATAATTGAGCGGCCAAGCACGGTGCTTGACACGTCTGAAGCACCTCGCCTTGTAGTTCCTTTAATCCATTTGCCGCCAATGTTTCTGCCCATTGTGTTGATACGGGTTGCTCTCCACCCCATCCAATTGATGTAATTGCAGATAAACAATGTTAATCCGTTAGCGGTATTTATCTTTGGCATATTTGGCGGCGAGTAATGCCCATCTTTCACGACTGACGGCGTTCTTTCTAATGTGTGCTTATAATGCGCTTCGGTGTAGCGTTGTTTCCAGTTAATCATATTGCTTGTTTTATTTTTCTGCCCGTATTGTTTTTACTTTTTTTCTTGCCATTATTATAAACTTCCACCGCCCTCGCATAGCTTGTAAAATACCCCAAGTATATTCGTTTGCGCTCAATCATTACAGTAACTTTAAATGACCCGTTTGGTTGTTTGTCTATGCCCATTAGCTGTATTTAACTTCTATATAATATACATTTCCTTTCTGCATCGCAGCCGCTTTTTCTACTTCCTTATACAAGCGGGTTAGCATTTCCTTGCGTATCATTTGGCTAGTCTTTTTGCCTTGTACTAACACAACCCTACGCTGTATTATTCCGTTCTCGTATATTTCAGCTACTTGGTGGCTGTATGCTTTAATTGCGCTCATAAGCATCAATTTTACTTTGTACTGCCATTACCTTTGCATTGTACCCTCTATCGGTTAGCATTAAATCTTTATGCTTCTTAACGCTATTGCATACGCTTGTATGGTTTATACCACCTGATAAGTCGGCTGCTTCTTGCGTTGACAAGTTAAGATTAAACCGAAGTAATGCACGATAACAATGTTTCGCCTCGCTTACTTTGTCGCTTGACCTTGCGCGTATTGCTGGGTCTGCTCCAAATACTTCAACTACATAAGCACGATATAATTGAGGCGTTGCATCGGGTATGTGATAGTCTTGCAATAAGCTGCGGATAGCTTGTTCAAAGTGTTGAACGGCGGCTTGGTATTCGGGTAGATTCATTTTAAAATAATTGCTGTTGTGTAATCGGCTTATAACTTGCATCGTATCTTTTATTATCCCCTTTTGGATAGGCTTCAATTGGGTAAGGGAGCAGTTTTTTCATTTTATTACAATCCGTTTTTGAGCCAATAAAGTAAAAATAACGGTGTTTTCTAGGCCTATCTTTCATGTATAACTTATCGCCAAATTTTTCTTTTAGCCATTCAACCCTATTTTCCTTGCCTCTGCTTAAATCAAATACAGATGCTCCATGCAAATGTTCCATACCCTTAACCATATAATCCTTAAATTCAGCAGACAAACCAGTATAAATCCAATTTGTGGCTTGATAAATATACCCATGATGATTATGCGAAGTGTCTGCATAAGATACTATTGCGTAAGGTTTAGGTATAATATTTAATGATTCGCTAACAAAAAAAGATAATGCATTTTTTTCTAGTCCTTCGTTTACAACCAATCTATTTAACTCAATCAATTTGTAATTTGGTAAAAATATTTCTCTCAATGAATTAGCGACAGGTGTGCCATAGGTGGTAACGCCTTGTAATATAGAACCCTCAAATAAGCCAAAAGCATATTCAATTGGAGGTATTCTTTTTGCATAATGCTTGTTTAATAGCCAATCTTTACAAATAAAATTATCTATTGATTTTACAGTAAACTTATTTTTTATTGACATAGGTTATTTATTTTAAAATTTCCAAGAGCGTGTTGTATCGGGATTCTCACGCCCTAACCTCAACGACAACGGCAACTCATTTGCTTTCTCCCATTCTTTAGCGGGTATTTCTTCGCCGTTAATTAGATAGAAGCCTTTGCCTTGTTTGCGAATGTAGGTCGTTTGAGTTAAATTGTTTTTTCTACGCAAATACTCGCTTGGTAGTGTTGTGTATTGTGGTTTGGTCATGTTAATCTTGTTTATATAATTCGTAAATTTTAATACCAATATGGTAAGCCATACAGCAAAGCCAACCATAAATAAATTCAGGTATTTCTTTTTTAAGAATATTTTCACTTAAGAACTGAATACAAAATAAAAAGATAATAGATAGTGTAATTCCGATTAAGTATTTCATGTTAAAAGTGTACGGGTAACCGCCCGTACTCGGTTGTTAGGCTAAAAAGGAAGATCGTCTGCTAAGTTTGGTTCACTGCTCGGTGCAGCCGCTTGCGGCTGTGCATTACGTTCTACTGGCTTAATATTGCCGAAGTAAACTTTTTTTGCCCCGCTTTCGCGTTCTTCTTTTGACTGACTTACATTGATTGAGCCAATATTTCCGTATTGGTCTTTTTCATCATTTACCCAAAGATTAAAGTTTAAATACTTCTTACCATTCTTTTCAGAAGTGGTAATCTTTTCTTTCGGGATGTCGCTTAGGCAAATACTGCCATTGTAAAGTGTACTCATAGTAAAGGTCGGTTTATACAGAGCCGATTTGTTTAAGTTGCAGCGGCAGGATTTGAACCTGCAATATCCCCTTTGATTGAAGCCAATAGGCTTTATGTTAAGGTTAGCGTCTACCAATTCCGCCACGCTGCAAGTGTTGTTAAAGGCTGTCAATCGTATTCAGATACTCCGCCCTTATTAGTAAAAAATTTATCTTTGGCACTTTATTAAATACCGCCGCAACCGCTTCCCTGCAAGGCGGCTTTGGGTAAGTAGGTATTTGTATTTCCTTTATACTTTGCTTTAGCAGCCTTTTAACTTCTTCGCTTAACTTATTATTGTATATGCGGTTTACATGCCAAATTTCACGCTCTATTGCGCAACGGTACTGCCTTGCAAGTTCTAGGTTCGTGTCAACTAGCCAAGATATAGCTTCTTTTGAGGTCATGTTACTTAAGTGTTACAGTTACAGAAGTAGTTGAAGATTTAGACGGCGGGTAAACAGTAACCATTTCATCTCCAACCCTAACATCAATGCCCGATTGTGGTACTGTTTGTAAAAACTTATACCTGCCTTTTAGCTTTTCCGTAAGTTCGTTTATTTGGTTTTCTAAGTCTACAATTTCAGGATCATTACATTGGCTGTAATCATATTTAACCCCAACCTCACGAATGCTAAACTCGGCGTTAAATGCAGTAAACTTTTTGCCGTTCTTTTCAGCAGCATCTAAAAGATACTGCTTATACGTTTTATCGTCATTTACTTGCTTTACTAAATCTTCCATTGACTTAATAAACAAATGCACTTTAATTGCATCCGCTTCGCCATTTTCAATACTACTAACTACGTTTTGAACAAACTCTTTTCTTTGTTCTTTAGTTGTATGAAACAACTGCAATACTTGGGTTGATAATTCCTGGTTCATGTTATTGGTTTTCGGTTTTAGTTAATTGCGTTTTCTTGTCCTTACAAAATTGTATAATATCGTTATTTTTTTGCAATTCTATTGGCAATGATTTAAAAATAATACCTATTGCATCAACGGTTGTTGCTTCGTTAATCATGTGCAAGGCTTGTTCGGGCGTTGTAACCTCTACAACTTCTGCTTTCGCATCTTCGGTAATAGGTGCAGTCATTTCTTCGGGAACGTAAACTGGTCCGCTAAATACGTCAGGAGTATACCATTTAACGCCGTTACTCATTGCACGAGCAAACAACATATTTTTAGGGAACTTGTCCAAGTTTTTTGTAAGGGCTTTTTTAGCATCATCAATCGTAAATGTGCTGTTACCAATCTTTTCTTTGCCTTGATAAAAGTCTATGCTGCATACTTTTTCGGTGCTTTCTACAACACGATAATCGTACTTGCCGCTACCCTTTACAATTGATGCCATAATACCCGCTCCGATCGTTGGCTTACCTTGAATGATATGGATGCCACTCATAGCGGCAAATGGCGGTATACCGATTTCTTGCCCAGCTTGTATCTTAACGATTGCTTGGGCTGCACTTTTAGTGTCAGGGAACATTCCCGATTCTGCAAAGGCTTTGCCTATGCTCATAATTTCTGTGGTTGTTGACTTTTGAATTTGCATTGTATTTGTGTTTAAAGGTTTATTGATTATTAATACATTCCATTCTATCCATCGCTGGTTTAACTAGCTTCGCCATTATATCGGCGTAAGTAGCCGCATTGTTTACTTTGGTTGCACGAGTTGAACGTATCATATCGTGAAACTGCTCTATAAACATTTTCTTAAATGATGGGTCTGTGTTAGGGCATTTCTCAATTTCTACGCACTTATCGTACATCTTAGCGATTTGCGTGTTGTTTTCTTCAATAAGGTGTAGAATGTGTAAGGCCTGTTGGTGTAACTGAATTTGTGAGTTTGTCATGTTTTTTAAGTTTAGAATGTGAAGTTAATAGGTTGTTTTGAATTGACAAAATATTTTTTAATTATTTTTTACAATTGTGCTAAAATAGCTGTTCTTACTGCATTTGATACATTTCCGTATTTCTTTTTTAACGATTGTTTTTGCTTTTCCGTTATGTACGTTGCAACTAATACCCTTTTTTCTGATGGGTTAATTTTTGGTCTACCTTGTTGTTTTTTCATAAATAATTAATTTTGCACGAATGTACTATTTTTATTAATAGTAAAAAATATTTTTTTATATCAAAACTATTTGTATATTTGAATCCTTAAACAAACCAAATGAGCATTGAAAAAATTAAAAACGGATCATACAAGGTTATGATAGTAGTAAACGGCAAGCGAAAACATTTAGGCTATTTTACTAGCTACGATAAAGGCTTAGAGGCTTATGTCAAAGCAAAGGATGAAGCTAAACCAAATAGAAAACTAAAAACCAAATAACATGAAAGTAACAGTAAAACAACAACCCGAAGAATTTAAGCCCGTAACGTTAGAGATTACGTTGGAGAGCCAAAAGGAAATTGAAATTATGTATGCAATAGCGAACAAGTCATGCACTTTTTTTGATAAGCTAGGGTTTAAGCATACGGATATTTACAACACTACGTTAGAATTATTTGATACCCTAAAATCTTTTGTAAATGAATAAAAGCAAACCCCTCCCAATCAAAGCAGCGATAAAGCTGTTATTAATTAACGCTTTAAATAAAACGAAATGAAAACAATACTAGTTCAAATTACCGCACAGTACTACGAAAAAAATTCATTAAATAACATTAAATACAATTAAAATGGAAACCTTAATTCAAATATCTTTTGACAGTTCTGAACAGCAAGAATTGTTTGCTAATTGGTTTAGAAATTATGGGTTTGATATTTTTATATCAACTAAAGAAAATGAAGAAAGTTGCGAGCAAATGACTTGCTTATCTACTGATGAAAAAATGGAGTGGGGTACATATTTTGAGTTACAGTAACCAATCCTACACCAATACACTAGCCTCGCTATTAAAAAGTAGCGGGGCATTTTGGGTAAAAAATTAATTATTATGTGTGCATTACTATTTCTTTTGTTTTGGGTAATTGGAGGATTATTGTCAATCCGTCTTTTTAAGAAACAAAATTCTTTGTCTGCACGGGAAGTTCATCCTGCTGTAAAAATTATGCTTATACTTTTAAGTTGGGTGGGTTTTGTGATGCTTTATATTACTGATGGGGATTAGTATTTTTTAATTTAAACAAACCAAACCATGTTAACTACACTAACCAAAATCAAACAGCATATCCCTTGTACAGAAGGGTGGGCAAAGTTGCTTTTGTTTCTAAACAAAACAGAACCAGATGACGAACCGCTACCAATCCGAACTATTCTTGAGTCTAATGGCGTGAAAGATGCAATATGGGCATTACGAGCAGTTGAAGGATGTGATAGAGAAATAAGACTGATGGCTTGTGATTTTGCAGAAAGCGTAGTTCATTTAGCTAACGATGATAGGGCTGTTAATGCTATTGCCGTAAGCAGAAAATATGCCAATGGAGAGGCTACTTTAGAAGAATTAGATACTGCTAGGGCTGCTGCTTGTGATGCCGCTGGGGATGCTGCTTGTGATGCCGCTAGGGCTGTTGCTTGGTATGCTACTTGGGCTGCTGCTAGGGCTGCTGGGGTTGCTTCTGGGGCTGCTTCTGGGGCTGCTGCTTGGGCTGCTTCTGGGGCTGCTGCTTGGGCTGCTGCTAGGGATGCTGAATTAGAAAAACAAAAAGAAATATTGCTTAAATATATATAAGGAAGGGATTACTAAAAAATCAATAACATGATACAAGCAAATGAAAATATTTGTATATTTGTATCATGAAACACGATAAAGAGTATTTTAGAATACATAATTGGATATCCTACCATCACGGGAAGGCTAATAAATGCGAAAATGAAAACTGCGAATCAGTTAATCCAAAAAGATTTGAATGGGCTTTGCTAAAGGGCAAGGATTATGCAAAAAACAGAAACAATTATATTATGCTTTGCCCCTCATGTCACAGAAAGTATGATTATACTGACAAGCAAAAAGAAAAGCAAAGTTTGGCTAAAAGGGGAATAAGCGCAAAAAACAAAGTTTCTGTTTCGCAATATGACTTAAACGGAGTTTTTATTAAAAAATTTAATTCATATACAGAAGCTGCTAAAGCAGTAGGCGGAATACCTACGGCATTTTCAGCATTAAAAAGAGGAAGATTAAAAACTTATAAATCATTTTTATGGCAATTTTAGCAAATGAATTGAGAGTTGGGAATTTATATTACCCGAAAGGAGCTAATCATTCAGCCGTCATTAATGCTAATGATATTGGCACAATAGAAAAGGGCATCGGCGTAGAGTTTTATCAACCCATCCCCCTTACCCCTGAAATATTATATAAGTGCGGGTTTAATTGGAGTATATATCATCAAGCATTTAGGCAGCATCAAGATGTTGTTGAATTTTATTACCTAAACGAATGTTACCCAAGCGGCTTTCAATTTTCTACTTTTAAAAAACAACAGTTAATTGGGAATCCTATTCAATATCTCCACCAACTTCAAAACCTATACTTCGCTTTAACCAACACCGAATTAACCTTTAAACCTTAACAAATGGAAAAGAAGTTAACCGCCGTACAATGGCTAATGCAGCAAATAGATAACAACTTAAACCAATTTAGTACTGCATGGCAAGAGGAGTTTCAACAAGCCCTACAAATGGAGCGTGAGCAAATAGAGGAAGCGTATTGGGATGGAGGTCAAGATATTCCAATAGCCGAACAAACTTGTAAAGATTATTATATAAGAACCTTTAAACCTTAACAAAATGACACCAAAAGAAATAGCAGAATATTGTCAAAAAGAACACGAAGAACATTTAGAATATTGGTGTCAAAATTACCGCTAACGGTCAAGTGTTTATGTCAGGCGGGGATTATTAGCACTACCGCTTCATAGATGCACAAATATAAATTAAGTGCTAATGTTTATTCAAAGCGTTTCAGCCCCGCTTGCATAAACACATTGTTGGGCGCAGTTAAATTATGTTCAATTTATTTCAACAAAAAACGGCTACCCTTTTTAATGGCAAAAAGGTTAAAGAAGGTGATAAGGTTTATTTCATCAACTCCGATGGTGTGAGGTGCGAAGGTTTGATTCAAAGACGAAAAGTTGATGTAAAACTTGAAACAGCACATTACGGAACGCCACGTTCAACAGAACCGCATAAAGAAACGATACTAAAAAAGGGTAGTCTGTTTTTCTGGAATGATGGTTTTTTGATTGAGGATTATGTCGGATTGGATGTGGTCGCTTAATTGCGCCCAACACGCCGATTGACGCAATACGCATATAATATTGTTTAATATACTTTTTAAATTGTCAACAAAATAAATACACCAAACCTTTAAAGCCTTAATTTATGTTATCCTACATACTACTCGCAATCTATTTAATATGCCTTTATTGCGCTTACAAAGGCGCACAAACTATTGAAGATGATAATTAGCATTATTCTATTTTACGCCGCTTTAAGTTGGTGTATAATTAACTTAGGAGAAGATAATAACGAAGACCCGTAGTTTGGGGCTTTTTTTATTCCCCATCTTCCCCGAACTCTACATCGTAAAGCTCTTTAATGCAAGTATCTATAAGCCGCAAAGAACGCTTTATAATGCGCTTTACCATAGCTTGTTCTAACTTACCCATCATAGCGGTATCCAAATCCACAACGCTAGATATGGCATAGAATGAGCAACTAATTAATTCCGATTGCGTAGTCGTTTCAAACTCCGCTTCTTCTTCTATTGGTTCATCTTCCATAGATTAACATTCTTAATTGTTGGTAAAGTATTGATAACTCCTTTTCGTGCCTTTCAATCTCCGCTTTAATCTCTTCTTTAGTCATAGTTCTAATGTCAGCTTTAACCTTGTTTTGGCACAACGCAATCAGTGTTTTCAGTCCTGAACCCCGCCTTTCAACTTTTCAATGCTTGTGCCACGCCTTACTAAGTGTTTTATTGACGGCTCTTTTTTTAAGCTATTGCGGTTAAACTATCTTACCCTTAAATATACGCTTATTTTCTACCGTAAAATCTCCATTATCTTCAACAATAATACGAGCAAACCCTAGATTATGTTTAGTGTTATGCGGGTCGTATGATGGCGACAATTCGCATAAACACCCAACAGACCAACAACCGATTGCATCCTCTTTAATATTGCTTTCTCCATGATGCGAAGTTGAATGGACATGACCTATAATGTAATTGCTCTTAGTCTTTACAAATGCGCCTCTAGCGGCGTTTACTGGCGCAAATACGCCTTTAACAATAGTATGCCCATGTGAGCCATATAACTTACCCATTTGAACGATTATATGCTGCTCTAAGAAGTCTACATTATACTTTTTTAAGTTCAATCTTTGCGGCAAATGGTAGTAAGGGTCATTAAATAATATGGGTGCTTTACGCATTAACCAGCGCATCATCCATTGATCATGGTTTCCCTCTATCCAAATAATGTGAGCCGTAGGAAACTTAGACCGCAACCACCCTAAAAACTGCTCCGTCATTTCAAAATAATCTCTTACATCATTCGGGCTTGGCGGTGGCGCATCGTGAGCCGTAAACGGCGTGTTATCCATTATATCGCCACCTAGTAAAATGCAGTTTACATTATGCTTTAAGCCATAGCTAACCGCTAGTTCAATCGCTTCGTTGTTTTGATTGGGTATGTGAATGTCAGACAGCCAAAGTATATTGTTACGCTCAATGCGATAAAACTCCCTTTCTTTAGCCTTGCTTTCAGGTAATGAATATTCGGTAATGTCTACTGCGCTATTCTTTCCATTAGCACCCGTAACCGTTCTAATAAATGACCTAGCTTCTTCTTTGTCTTTGTACAAAGTAGGGTAAAGGTCAAATAGCTTTGCAGCTAATGCACTTTTTGAAATCCCTGGGAAGTCTTGAACGATTTGTCTTGCAGTTGTACTCTTAACCTGCGGCTTCATTCCTCGTCTTTGCATATTATTGTTTTAATTACGCTTCATTTGTGCTTACTCTGCCATTACTAGCAATGATAAATTTTGTCGGTCTAAATGATATGTAGTTAGGACGCAAACAAGCTACAAGTCTGTTTTTGTGTATATTAACTAGGTTAACCGAATTTCCTTGATTACCCCCTAGCACGTTAAAAAAGTTCTCGCTTTCACTTGAGTAAAACCCAATATGCCCCCCGCTAGGACGCTGAAAAATAAGTATATCCCCAAACCTTTCCTCTCCTTTAGAAATAGAGGTTACGTTTGGCATATCACGATACTTTAACGCTCGTAAATAATCAAACGCATCTTTGGTACTTAGGTCAACTCTTCGCCCCGCTTCTTTCATTACATAAGCAAAAAACAAACCGCACCAAGGCGTTTCGTCTGCTTTGTAAATTCGGTCAAGCCCCAAGTCTTTAGCCCAATCAAGGATGACCTTGTTATGTTTTGAGCCGACAATCTCTTTTGTCCCGATTAACGAGTAAGCTATTTGCATATGACGGGGTATTGAACCCCTTACGAATGAAGGAATGTTTATCATTTGCTGCCGTATTTAGTATGATGATAATATTGGTAGCGCTTTAGTTTGAAGTAAATGTTCAAATCCCTTTGCCACTTGCCGCGTTCTTTGTACTGCCCTATTAAAATATCGCTGAATTTTGTCATTTTACAATTTTACTTTAAACCTCAACAACAACCCAATAACTACCCCTAACAGTAAGATTATACCAGCCATCCATAAAAGCCTATTATTAGCCGTTTTAAGCCCCTTATCTTTCTCTTTAATACTTCCCTTAGCTTGGTTTAATTCGTTGGTGTATTTGCCCAAAGAATCAAGCAGACGAGCCATTGCACGATTGTCGGGGGGTAATTGCCGAATAATAGTATCAACCCGCAAGATTTTCTTGACAGTTGAAATGCGAATAGTATCTCTATTGAAAATATAATCTTTTATAATTGCAGTATCGTGTGTAACTGAAAATATACTATCCCCCGCAATAAAAAACAGTTTTTCAGTAGTATCTCTAGGGTTTAAGTTGTCATAAACCGCCCCCACCTTTGCAATAGCTTCGGGGTTACTCAATACTTTATTAGTAGCGTATTTAATACCGCAACCGCTGCTCAAGGATAAAAGAACGGCAAAAGCCACTTTGCGATTAATGACATTACACATAGATTATGGGTTTACTAATTCGTAAGTCTTTTCAAAAATGTCAATTTTACATGGATATATTTCCCCATTAACGCCCGTAATAAGCATATCGTTTTTTGTAAAAACCATTGTACCTTCAAGTGTGGGGATTAAATAGGTTTCATCATTTTCGTGAGTGATTGGATGCCCTTTATAGTTCCAACTCCAAGGCATACCATTGTTTACGTTTGCCCCGTTTTCTAAGCCGTGTTTTACTAATTCATCAAAAGTAATTGCTTCAATTACTACTGGTTTTTTTCTGTATTGTGCCATAAATTATAGATTAATTACGATAAGGGTTAGCGTAAACATAAAGAATACGCCTAATAATATTTCTGTTGTTGTTGGTTTAGATGGCATACTTGATAATTTTCTTAATTGGTATAGCGCAAAAATTTGACTAAATATAATTAGAGGTGTTACAAAATAACATATAAAATCAAGCATTTGCTATGATTGAAACGACTATTCCTAATAAGCCGCCCACTAACAACAATATCGTTGCGTATGATGCGAGTATTAGCCAATCTTTCAATTTCATATGGCTATATTAAGCAATATATTTTATATCGCAAAATTATTTCTGTGTTTCATTCGGCAACTGCGCCAAAATAATAGCCGTTAACGCTCCAATCTTAATAGCTTTGTCGTGCAAGATTTCTAACCATGCTGGTGACGGTAATTCAAGGTAGGCGGCAAGATCGGGTATGAAAGCCACAAATGCAACGGCCGCGCTGATGGCCTGAATTATTTGGAAGAATTTGGGATTCTTCTTTGCAAAACGCTGTACTAATTCTGTAATAAAAGGAGGAATTTTCATTTTGTTTTTGTTTTAGTGTTAAATAATTTATCCCAAAGGGCTTTGACTGCAAGACCTACAACCGCCCCGATTGCTGCTTTCCAACATACCTGAAACGTTTCAGGCCAGTTAATCTCATAGCTGTATCTAATAGGCTGCTGGAATAGTGTCTTAATGCTGCTGTACGCTGCGAAAATTGAACCGCCTACTGCGGCTGCTATGTTTGCTCCCGGGCTGTTGTGTTCCATTGTGTTGCTGTTATTTTAATTCTAATCCTAATGCGAATACTATGTATTTATCAATTGCATCTACCTTTGGGTAGCTGTGTAGTGTAATCTTATCAATTGGCACGTTTTTATCGTATAACTTCTTTCCTTTGCGGTCATATACTTGAACGTAGGAGTTGCAGCCTTGCGTTGTATCTCTGCTTACTTGGAATAAATCCCATGTTACTTGATACGCGCTGTCTTTAGTAATCCAATTGAATAGTATTGGCTTTACTTGGATTGCGTTGCGGACGGTGTCAACCTTTTGTGCTGATGCGTTTAAGGTGAACGCTAAACCGATGATGATTAGCAGGTGTTTCATATAATTTTTGTTTTTAAGAACCTGATGTAAATGCTTCTGTAAACCAATTTGAGCCGTCTGAATAAACTATGAGTACATTGAAATTTGGACCCCCAAAGCTGTAAGATGAAGCCGCATTGCCATCAATTGTTTGGCTTGATGTAGACGCTATTGTTGCTGTTACCGTGCCTACGCACTTGATAACATAACGCTTCCCACTTCTACCGACCGCCGTTGGCAATGTTATTGTACAAGATGATGTCACATTGATATAATCGTCATTGTCTGTTAAGGTATAATTTGAAGAAACAGAAGAATACGCAAATCTAACCCCAGTAAATACTGTAGAACTCGTAAATGTTTTATTCCCTCCTACCGATTGCGTGGAAGATGTGTTGACATATGTACTACCATCTACGCTACCGTCTGCTTTTAAGAATTGTGCGCTTGTACCACCTGATTTAATTAATGAAGAAGCTGTAACGCTTGAACTAAAATCTCCACCTGAACCGTAGTATGTACCCCAACGTAAAGAAGATGCACCTAAGTCTTTTGGTACACGATTGTCGCTACCATCTGTTGAAAAAAGTGAAGTTGTTCCAAAAAGTATTCCTGAACCATTCCCAATATCCCCTATAAAATTTGTACCTAATCTGATGCGACCATTGAATAAACCACTTCCATTAACCTGCAAAGCATCTGTGCCGTTGTCGGTGGTGGTTTTGATTAATACATTGCCTGCGGTTGTTAGCCTCATTCTTTCAACCCAACTAATCAATCCATCGGCAACACCACTAGCTGCTGTACTCCAAAAGAAACCTCCATCCGCTTCGTACATAGTTGCTGTACCTGTTCCTTGGTATCTATAGTTTCCATCATAGTATGTATTAGTAAATATCCTACCATTACTTTGCCCACTTGACCCTAAAGCCATTGTTTTTATCTGCAATGCGGGTTCAAAAGCATCCCAAGATTTTAAAGCACCACCAATACGTAATGTCGTTCCAAAACTCCCCGCCCCACTCATAGACAAACTTGTGCCGCTTAGTGCGCCTGTAAAGTTAGCTGTACCAACTACGTCTAATTTGTATGCAGGGGTAAGCGTACCTATTCCCATATTACCACTACCATCAACCGCAACTTGCCTTGTTGAATTTGTAGAAATTATAAACTTATTATTGCCGTAAATAAAAATTCCACCGTTATCACTTGCGCCTCCATACATACCATCATCAGCACCAATGTTTACTGTATTAGAACCTGCTGCATTTTTATAAACAACGTTGCCAGTCATAAGCCCACCAGCTAACGACAAATACCCACTCAAAGCACTTGGCGCAACATAGTCCGTTCCCGCTACTGCTGCACTTACCACCCCTGAACCATTGGCTTTTAAAATACCATTCACAGAACCCGCACCACCATAGGTAGAAGATAAAACGCCGTTTACGTTATTTAAACTTGTATTTGCTTTACCTACGTCTAATCCTACTACATAAGCCCTTGTTGCTAAAATTGTGGTATCTGCTGCGATTGTACCCGTACTTGTAATTGTTCCACCCGTAATACCCGAACCGTTATTTGTTGCTACACTGGTTACTGTACCTCCGCTACCGACAATACTTGACTGCGCTATCTTCCTAAGTTCTCCGTTGTTGCTAACTATTACGCTATCGGATGAACTACCGTTAGCCATGTTTTTAAGGAAGGCTGTACCGTTGCTGCTTCGTATATTACCGCTAAAGTAGTTGTTTGTTACACTTGAATTCCCTATCGTTACGGTGTTTGAGCCGTTGCCTGTTGCTTGATGTCCAATTACAATAGTATTATCATCTGTATTAGTTAATGCCTTTGTACTTGCGCCAACAAATACACTGTTTTGTGCTTGTCCTAATGGCAACGAAGAACCGCCATAAAACCTACCAGCGTCTTTTCCTATCATTGTATTTCCGCTAAAATTGCCAAGCGAAGCACCTGCACCTGCACCAACTGAAGTGTTATCGCTTGAAGATGAGCCACCGCCACTTGCACCCGCACCAATGGCTATATTTCTTGTGCCGTCTGCAAATGTTTCCGCACCAATAGCTACCGACCTTGTTCCATTTGCTGATGCTGAATTTCCAAATAAAACCGATTGCGAACCTGCCCCTGCACCAATCGTATTAATACCTACAACTATGTTATTGCTAAACGTTTTATTTCCCCCTATCGTCTGCGTTCCAAATGTTCTAACTACTTGGTTTAACAATCCCGTTGTATCGCTATCCCTAAAGTACGGTGCTAACATACTAGCCGTATCGCTTATATTCACTTTGGTAGCTGCAAGACTATCTAGGCCTTGTTTTAGTCTTGCCCTTGTAGTATATCCATTATTGAACAAAGTGTCTGAAATCAACTTATATGCGCTTAGATTACCGCCAGTTGCAATAGGTCGCCAAAGTCCTCTATATCTGTAATACATTACACTATCCCTTGCAATGGTTAATGCAATAGTGTCTGCCGCCGTAAATTGGCTTGTATCTCTACTGCCAATAGCAATCCCATTCACAAATTTAGTCTTTGCCGAAGTTGGCGCAAATTGTGCAGAAGCTGCACCTGAAATGAATAATAAAAGTATTAAAATGTATCTCATATGTTATATTATAAATATTGAATTGTCAATTCTTCGCCATCTACAAAATTTACGCCCATTGGTCTTGTTAAAGTTCCTGATGCCGAGTCAAATAACAATTGATTACCAGTTGGCGTACCCGTTGTAATTACTTCACCTGATCCAATTCCGCCTAGTAAAACCAATCTAACTGCTCTGCCAATTAGCCGTGCGTCATAAAAAGTGTTACTATCCGTAGCGGTTGCCCAAATGGTTGTTACCCCGTTTGCAAGGCTAATCAATGAAACAAGTTGACTAATAGCAATCTTTTTAGTGCCTGGATTGCTAAGGTCGTACAATGCCAATAGGTCTGATAACTCAGGTACGGCTGCTGCAAGTTGGTCTATCCGTTTATCAATTGCCATACGTGTAAGTTGTTGGTACGCTACATCTATCTGTATTGTACGGTAATTTAATAGTAAATTCTAACTGCGCCCCTGCTAAATAATCAGGTTGTGCTTCGTTGGCTAGGTTAATAGCGAAGTCCGTTTGAACATTCCAACGTGGGTCAAACTTTTGGTAGCGAAGTTGAGCGTAAATATCTTTAGCAACCTCTCGCATATCGCTAGTAACTTCTAATTCATTAAATGTTTTGTCTATTTCGCCGCCGCCGACAATAACCCTATCCATAAAAAATAAAGTGCAACTCATAAGCAAATCGCTGCCATTACCGCGCTCTCTAGGGTAAGGCATAAAACAAGCAGGATAAACAACCTCACTACGCAAAACTTCGTCTAAGTCGCCAAAGACAAACGTATTAATTTGTTCGTGAGCCTCTGCTATTGCTTTTATTCTTGCTACTATTTGATTTAACGTTAGGCTCATTCTGCTTTTTTTGTTGTTCTATAAACTTTGCTAACTTTTCCTGATTCTTTAAATGATAAGTCTTATTGCTCATCTGCATCCTTTTTTATATTTACTTGGTGCTACATCAAAACTGCCATCAGTACATTTGCAATCGTCACCCAAAAAGAACGGCGTATTATACTGAGCAACCTCAGGAATAAATACATCAATGCCCGTTCCTGGATTGTCATATTCGGTAAACAGTTCGTGATTCTCCAATAGGTAGTCTGCAAGTCTTTGTGTGTACCATTCTGCACGTTTACGGTATTTGTCCGCTAACTGAATAACCTCGTTAACGTTTGGCGTATCTGTGTCAACCCCCGTTTTTCTAACCGCCCCTTTATTGTAAAGTTGATACGATAAAGTCATTGGCGATTCCGCCAACGTGTGATAAACCAAAGCATCAACAATGTAATCATTTAATAAAGTTTCATAGTTACCCGTAACCCCTGCACCCTCAATATCTGTTTGTAGTTTCAGCATTAAAGCCGTTCCTAACATTGGTAGGATATAAGCATCTTGAGCGTATTTAATATCAGGCTTAACCATCTTTTCATCCACGTTTGAATGTAAAGAAGTCCTATCCTTTATTTGCTGAACCTTTATAAGTAATGTATTGCTGCTCATTTGTTACGATTTTTTAATTACTACTTGACTTACCCATGTATGCCGGCAATGCGGCTTAGTATTGCCATCATCATTCCACCACCCGCCTTGACGGTCAAATACCGAGTACCCTAAACGGTTGCTGATTTGCTCAATATCTGCCCGGCTGTAAACCTTATCTAATGCCATTAATCTTTTGCAAAATGAACGGCTAGGATGTTCGGCTGTATCTCTTTCTGACACTGGCACTTCAGGCCGCCATTCGTAGCTATAACGAATTAAAAACTCGGTAGTTTTTGGCTTTATTTGCTCAACAATCTTTGCCAATGGCTGAGTGAGTTTACGCTCAATGATAACATTGCGCTGCAATCCCTTACCCTCAACTGTTTCTTTGGTTTCAATTAATCCTTTTTCAACTGCGCTATCAATAACCGAATTAACGCGCCCAACGGTTAACTTTAGTGTATCGGCAATCACTTCAGGGGTAATGCGCTTATCTTTAGCAATTAGGTCTAATACATTACTTTCGGTCTGCGTAACTTCTGCAAATGCTTCGTATTCCGAATTATCGTTAAACCTTACGCGAGAGGCTAATACGTTGTAGTTTGATTTACTTTCGCCAAATGCTGCAAAAACTTCAATAGCTTCTTGAGAACTCATTTGCTGCGGTATTTCGTCAACCCCTAACATGGTTTCAATTTCGCTATCGTTTAACCCTAATGCGCTTTTAAGCATTACGGTTGCGGCTTCACGGGTCAACTTACCCTGCCCAACTTGCCTAATGATTCGCAATAATTGCTGATGCTGTTTACCCGTAAGCGAACGTAACGCCTCGTTAGTGCCTTGTGGCGCATCCGTTGCAGTTGGCTGTATACCGTACTTAGTTGGGTCAATACCCGCAACCTCATACAAGTACTCTTTAGGCGCACCCATTGTAATCAAGTCGCTCATTGTTACCTGCAACCCTACGGGGTTAACTGGCTGTATTTTCAATATCTCAGTACCACCCGCATAACGTACCAATAAATTAAATACTCCCTCAATTAGTCTTTGCTTATCGTTTACGTATGTATTCTTAAATATCTCGTAAGCATCGCGCAGTTCAGTTGTGCCGCCTAGTTTCCCTGGTTGCGCAATACCGAATAAAGACGGTGATGTAATTTCATGCGCCGCAAATATGTTATTTTGTATAAGCGTGTCAACTGCGGTAAAGTCTTCTTTAGTCAAGTCCGATGCGCCCAAGTCTTCAACTATCGGTGCTTGGTCTTTGTTCTGTACAAAGTTTAGGATAAACTTTAATCCGTCTGATCCCGTAAACCGCTTTTGAAACATATCGGTTGTCTGCTTCTTCACATCAGGCGCAGGTTCACCGTTAGTAAGCGTAATCATTTTAGACGGCGTAAAGCCCGTAGCCGCATTACCTAAAACGTGCTTACTAACCTCAATATCCGATTCAATAAAGTTTAAGCCACTAATGTAGCTTGGCAACGGGTAAGCCTTAGAACCTGGTCTATATTCCTTAACAAACAGTATTTGCTTTTTATCGTTTGACGCAGGATTGAACGCGTTTAATACGATTGCTTGTTCTGCGTTGCGCCCGTACTGCTTCCATTCTTTCTTATACCAAAACTGCGTATTGTCTTGATTGGTTCGCACACGCGTATAATCTAAATGATTTACCTGAGCAATAGTTCTTCCCAACTGTGACCAAATTATTTCCAAATAACAACCGCCAAATGTTTCAATATCTATTACAACCTTACGAAGCAATACATCTAACATTAATTTTTTAATGATAGGTGATTCAACCCCGCTTTCAGTAGTCCAACCATTGCCACTAATGTATTTAGCTTTATTGTTAATAATAGCCCCGTGCTTAGTAGACTTCTGAGCAAGTTCTAGCAAATAGTTAGGATAGTCGTTGCGCTCTCCAAATTCCATATATCCAACGCCTTTTTTTTCCTTATATTCAGGCTGTCTTGCTTCTGCAAAGTTTAATATGATAATATTTGGTTCTGTCATAATATAGTAAATTCTGTTTCGGCTGTTGGCTCTGTGAATACTTCCGTCGGCTCACTTAAAACCATTATGCCTGTTTCTAATAAATTTAATCCAGCAGTATTTAAATTAGTTGTACTTGTTTGTTCGTATATGTTGTAAGTGTACTGCTGAATTTTAGAAGTAGCAAATAATACTTGATTTAAACTAAACTTGTTATACCTGCTTTTTGATGGGCTTATATCAGCATTATTTAATAAAACAAACTTAGTTTCCGTATTGGTAGTACGCCCCGTAAACACAAAAAGGTAATTTGGGTTAGTTAACAGTTGCTTTTCTGTTAACGTAACAATTATTGAAGAAGTAACTCCTTTTACCAAATTAATCATAAACTAAATAGAAAATGCTTGTATTTTGGTCAAAACAACAAAGCCCCACTTTTTAGGTGAGGCTTCGCAAATAATCTGTAATACTTTAGGTTAGTAAACCAGCTATAATTCCACTATTAACCGATGGCGCTAAAGATGGTTCTAAAGCTGTGTAAGTGAAAGTATATCCGTTACGGTCTGCTGACGCAGTACCTGTTCCTGAGTTACCAGCAGTAGCGTGTAAAAATCTAGTCTTACCCAACAACCAATAAGAACCGTTAGCGTCTTTAACAACTGCAATCAATCTATTTTTATTAAGCAATAACAACTCGTTACGAATAGCTGTTGCCATTTTATTGATTACAACGGTTAATTCTTGCTGATAGAAAATAGTACCGTTTTGCACGTTACTGTTTAAATTTTCAACAAAGAATGCTACGTCTTGGTCTTGCTCGTATTTACGGAAAACCTTACCTGACGCTTTAGTAATTGCTGTTACTACCCCTGATGCTTCTGTAATGGCTGTAACATTACCCGCCTCAATAAAGTACATTTCAATTACTCCACCTACCGAATCTCGGCAGTCTAAAGTATATCCCGAAGTTAAGGCACAAGCCATAATATTGTGTTTTTAAAAACGGGTAGGTTTTTACGCCTACCCTATGAATTAAACGATAAACTTAACAATCTCGTTAGGGAATGCAATTTGTACACCCATTTTGAAACCAACGTGAAACTTAACATTTCTATCGTCTTGAGAGTACCACATTTCAAACTGATCTTGGTCGCTTAACAAGTCTGTTCCTAAGAACATGTTGCTAGTTCTCATTACGTAAAGGTCGTTAGTACCATCTAAACCGTGTACTGCTTCTACAACGTAGCGAGTGCCAGGAATAGTGAAAGTACCGTCACCGATGTTTTGAGAGCCGTAGTTAAACAAGTTAGCGTTAACGTGAGCATCTACGATTAGGTCAAAAATATCCCAACCACAGAACAATTTAACATCATCCTTGCCTTTAACTCTTGCAGGAATAGCGTTCTTAATTCCTTTGATAACGCTTAATACGTTAGCAACTGTAATGCTTGTTACGGTAGCACTTACAAATGGAGTAGTGTTTGCGTCAATAACTCCTGATGCATTAGCAATAATTTTTTGCAAACCATCAAACTTATTCAAGTTCATATTGGTACTTGCAGTATCACCTTGCCATATAGCGGTTTCTAATTGCTCAGCAATCTTACCTGCTTTGCGCTCAGAATACTCTTGAGAAAAAATGATTTCGGTATAGTTGGTACCTGCTGGTAAGGCCTTTTGTAAGTACTTAGCTTCTAAGTCTTTAGGACATAAAGCCTCTTGTACTTTAATTTTACCAACGGTTAGTGTACGCTGAGTAAAGGTAGTTGTACCTGATGCGTTGAAAGCACAACCGCTATCGTCTTGGAACGCAGCGTCTGTGTCCATGATGTTTACAGTTGCAGCAGACTTAACTTCAACCATAACGTTACCCGCTGATTGAATTAATTGCTGGGTCTTTGCGTCAAACAAAGATGAGGTAAAGAGCGACCTTTCGTCTTCCTTTACGTAGTTGGTTAGGGCTGATACATTAAATGCCATTGTTATCTAATTTTAAATTTTAAACTATTTATTTTTGTGTTTTGCTAATACTTCTTGAATTGCTTTGTAGCGATTTTTCTTTGCTTCAATTACTTCGCCAAACTGAGTTTTTTGAGGCTCAATAGGTTCGTCAGCAGGAGTTTCGGTTAACGCTTCAACCAAAGAAACCATTTGTGCAAATCCGTCTTTTAACTTCTTAACCTCAGCTTGTAAAGCATCTACTCTTGCATCTTTCATTTGAACTGGAGCAACTGGTGCAGCTGCTTCAACTGGTGCTACAACTTCAGCAGGTTCTGCTGCTTCAATCTCTACAATAACCCCTGCTTCATCCAAAGTAATCTTTGTACCATCTGCTAACAGATGCTCACCAACTGGTGCAGGTAAATCATTGATAGTAACCATTCCGCCAATCTCTAGCTTATCTAGCATTACCTTAGTTCCATCTGCTAATGAATATTCTTTCATTTCAACTTGCACGGGTTCTTGAACTGGTGCAGGAGCAACTGGTTCAGCAGGTAATTCTGAGAATAAAGCCTTAATGTTTTTCAAAATTGTTTTTGCGTCCATAATCTAAATAGTATTTGTTTGTTAATATGGTCAAATAGAAATTTGAGCCAATAAGTTTTTAATCTTTTCTAACACTTGTTCCTCAGACATTTCTTGCTTTTTAGGCTTGTATTGAAACATTCCCTCAACGCTAAATCCTTTAATTAAACCGCCTTTTACCATCTGCCAAACTGATTCGTTTTCTACTTTAAACGAGCCGAACCATGATCCGTTTGAAATATCTTCGTAACCCTTTAAAGGCATCTTACCATTATTTCTATCCACTATCCAACTTTCAAACATGGTAGCGCCCTCAACCTGCATACCGCCATCGTGCATTAAATTCACGTTGGATTGAAAGCCTTTTTGATAGAATTTCTGAGCAATCTTTTCTATGGCTTCGGCTGTGAATATCGCCCAATATTCGCCGAACTCTTCATCCTTACGGTAGATTTTCATATCGGCTACCATTAAAGGACCAGATACAATGCGCTTTTCTTTGTCTATTGCAAAGCGTTGCGGCGCCTCTTTAAAGGCAGTCCAATTTATTTTAATAGCGGGTTTATCAACTAAGGCAATGTAATTAACCTCAGTTTCCGCTTGTTGGTCTTCGGATATATCTAATAAAAAAACGGGCAAATCCATAACTTAAATAGGTTGCCCGTATTTTGTTGGTCAAATAGGATTACCCAAACGTAGTCTGCCTTTGTATTCGTCTAACCTTTTGTTGTGCTGCTGATATTTCAGACTCTACAACGTATGCCCTAATAGCTCTATTGCCCATAGCGTTAATACTTCTTTGGTCTAATGTTACTTGATTAGATGCAATGGTTGTAGGGTTAAGTGGTGAACCTGCATTGAGTGTAGGGGCTGCCACCGACGGAGTGCCACCTGATGCACCTGGTACTTTAACTGATACTATTTGCTTAACCGATGCTAACCCAGCTGCAATAATACCAGCTGCTGCAATCGGCCCCGCAATACCTCCTTGAGCCAAAGCCTTAGTAGCACCTTGATAAGTATTTATAATAGACGATGCGATAGCCAACGCTTTACCCGCAACTGTTTCACGCCCTGCAACTAAGCTAAGATTAGTTAAAGCCGATGCGGTTGTTTCAAGTAGAACACGTTTAGATTCTGCTTCGGCAGTTGCAATAGCTATGTTTGCATCTGATGTTTGCTTTTCGTTTGCTAGTCTTGCAGCGTTTGCGGCAACCTGAGCCTCAATGCTTTTGCCTAATTGGCTTTCACGCATTCTATCTAAAGCCTCTTCATCTGCCTTGCGCTGTTCTTCGTCTTTAATCTTTTGCTCTGCACGTTGCTCTGTCAGCGTTTTACTTGCGTCAATTATCTCAGCTTGCTCTCTATCCCTTAACGCCTTTCTTTGGTTGTACGCATCTAGTTCTAATTGATACTGAGCGTTAATGCTTTTCTTTAATGCTTCTTGCTGCTCAATAAACGCCGCTTCATTGTCGGCTATTTGCTTACTTCTACGCCTTGCACGTTCTTCGTTTTGAGCAACTGTTATATCTGTTTCAGTATCTTTAATCTGCTTTATAACCTCAGTAGCCGCTTTATCATCTGCCCCTTTTACTTGCTCATAATATCTGTTTAATGCCGCCAATCTCAAGCGTCTACCTGATTGCTCAATCTCAAATATTTCAGCCTCGTTAGCACCTCTAGCTTTAGCCTCAGAAACCAACTCCTTTTGCTTTCTATCTAATATCTCTAACTCCCCCTTTAACTGAGCATCTGCATATTCAACCGTCTTTTTGTTAAATTCATCCTGAGCCTTAGCTGCATCTTCGGCTGCACTTGTGTAGTTCTCAAACGCTGCAACCGCTTCACCCAATAGTATAACCAATACACCTATTCCAGTTGCCGCGATAGCGCCTTTTAATACTTTAAACCCAACGCTTGAAGCCTCTGCACTAATGCCCATAAACCGCAAAGAACCCGCTGTTGCTTTATTGGCTAAGTCATTTGCTTTAGTAAATAGCGTAGTTTGCTGAATAACAGCACTTAATCTTTCAAAGTCTTTTTGTGCATCTGCAATAGTTGAAAGCCCTTGAGATAAAGCTAGAGCGGACTGAACTTTCAGCAAAGCCTTTTGTACATCTTCGGACTCACTACCCAATAACCCCATAGCGCCCTGCAATGCTGCAATACCCCCACCTGCTGCCGATACCGCATTGGCAAATACTTGAAACTTCTTTCCTGGGTCAAACAAGTCCACTCTTTCCGAAGCGTCTGCAATTTGGTCTTTCATCATTGCGATACCCTTAGCTGCCGCTAAAGCCTCTGCTGATGTTTCACCAAACTGTTGTGAGAGCTTTAACGCTTCAAACTGCGCTTCTTTAAGTAGCTTACGCATCTCACCAACCGAACCAACTACCTTTTCTTGCCCGTTTACTACTACCTTGAGTCCTATAATTTCTTCTGCCATTATATTAAGTTTATTACTTTGAGTAATTGTATTTGAGTAGTACCTAAATCAGTCGGATTGTACTCGTTAATTTTGTTTAATCTAAATAACACTCCATCAACATAAATTAACTTACTAAAATTTAAGTTCATTATGTCAACTGTATTTAAGTAAGCATAGGCTACTACTAACTTACTGTCTTTATCGGTAATTTCAGATATGTAGCCAGAATGGAAACTATTAAACAAGTTAGCCGCTGGATATTGCCCCGTTGGTGTAAACTGCAATACTTCTGGTGCACCAAAATTAATATCCGATGTTGGATTGTTTGGGTCATCTAAATGACCTACATAACCGTAAGCTGTAGGACTGCCAAGTACAGTTATAGTATCAAGTATATCGTATTGATTACAAATTATTTTTTTTGCCCTACCAATTCTCATTACATGATCCATTGGCGTTTCTGTCGTTCCAGATAACTTGTAAATAGCAGGATATATTTTATCCGTTCCAACGTTTTGGTATAATACCGATGCAGCAAATATTAATTGCAGTTCATCCGTTTCATTACTAAACTCAAACTCTGTATCGTATATTCTATCTCCGTAACCCTCGTTAAATGCTTTACGATAATCTTCATTGTAAAAATCATTATCTTCTCTAAACTTATATTGATAGTACCTTGCATTTAATTCACTCATTGGTATTTGCTTAATAGGACTTGAACGGTCTATCTTATCAGTCCAATTAAGTGGTTGTTCATTTGAATAAAAATTAACATAAGGTGTTATTATTAACTTTTTTTCATCAAAAGAAGATTCGTAAACATAAAGGTTAAACATTTTTATAATACTTAGCACAAAGTCTTTTTGGAATATACCTTGTGGTATCGTATCGTTTATAATAATCTCATCGCCTAGATTAACCCTTACTCTAGTAGGCGTAGAAGATTGAAAGTTAATAGATCCTGCGCTTACTTGCAAATTGTAAGGCTGCGAAGTTGACCAATCTAAAGTCAAAGTAATAACATCATTAGTAGCGATTGATTCGTTAGCAGCTGTTATTGTACTACTAAAGAACCTGCCGCTAAATGCGCTACCTAAAAAAGTAGAAGCTATTATTGCGCCATTCTTTCTAAGATTAAATGTAGCACTACCACCTTGAGCCCATAATCCCGTTACAATGAAAACTAAATTAGTAGTTATAGTTGAACCATCGTTTCTAATTGCGGTATTACTAGATTGCAAAGTAAATGAACCTAATGCAGATGCTGTAAATGTTAATTGTATTTGATTGCCCGTACTATTGTAAGTAGTAAACGCTGGTGCGCCTTGAAAAAAGTTGCTTGAATATTTTGTTAATTCTTTTTGGTTATGCGGAATTACTAAATTGTCAAATACGCTACTTAATAAAAAATTACTTTCAATTGTATAATCGGTTTGAGAAAATATCTTTTCTAAATACTCTTTAACATACAAAGCAGGTCTAAATGCTGTATATTGGAAATCCTCTTTATTTGTAGATACATTTCCGTAGTCTGTCAAAGGAAAATAAACTCCTGAGCCGTTAATATTATCCCAACTTGAAATAATATTAGCATAACTGTAATTTAAATCGTACTCACTAAAATTTAAATCAGTCAAACGCTTGTTGCCTATCTGATAAAACAATCCACCTAATTCACCAAATACGAAACACTGGTACTCTAACTCACCTGCTGTATCTATTATTTCAATTAGTCTTAGCGAACCCTTAAAAACTTGCACTTGGTCTATAAACACAGCGCAACGCGCAGAAACAGAAGCATTAAAGTTGTAGCCTATGTTTGGCTCTTGGTTTGTATAATCATTTGCACTACCTAAGTTAAAGATATGCCCAAATGCTTTATTGTTTACTGCATTACCTGGAATAGTTATTGTTTTACTAAATGAAGTATTACGAGTTCCAAACTCTTTTACATCGTCAATAACATAAGTAAACGTAGTATCTATATCTTCGTATAAGTCTAAGTTAATGCCCTCTAAATATAACCGTGTCCGCATATTATCTGTATTGGCTGTTTACGTATTTAGAAACCTCTATCTCTAATTCAAGGTTAAACAGTTGGTCTGATTTTTCAGTCTTGTATTCATAGTTATTTTGCACAACCGTAACGGGAAAGTAAGCACCTCTAACCTCAAGGTAAACCAAAGGCGAAGCAACCAACTGAGCCAACCAAGTATAATCCTCTTCGCGTATGTAATCTGAAATCAATCGGTAACCGTCCCTATGTTCGGTACTGAAGTTAATCGTACCCTCATTGTATCTGTTATAAATGTCGTTATTGGTCATTTGGTCACCTGATAACTGATACTGCAAACGCCTAAACGACCTGCGAATAAACTCAGTTTGGCGCTTGTTAATTAGGTTGAACCCGAATGTATCCCACCCGCCTAAACGGTTTAGGAAGTGAACGTTAACGGGGTTGCTTCGGTCATAGCACACGTGGCGAATAACAATCCAGTTGGACGCAATGCCATCATAGTTTAAACGAACTTTATAACCGTAATCGGTTTCAACAATAAATTCACTACCTAAGTAATTATTAATTGAATCTTGACCAAACTCAAACAGATTAAATTCACCCGCAAATACAATATCCCCACCCGTTGCGGCTGTACCTAAATCCCCGTTGCCGTCAATCTTTTGCACCTCAATCTTGCCGCCCGTAACCTCATTGGCTAAAAACGATATAAACAAACGCTTACCAAAGATTAATTCAACCTCGTCAATCTTACGCTCCGTTAACCAATCATCCGCATAGTTTGAAATAAGTAAGTTATCGTATTGATCCGATAGCAATAGGTCACCATCTCCGCCACCTAACAATAATATCCCGTCAAAGAATAGCGGCGAATAGTAGTTGTACCCTTTGTAAGTTCCCGATGCTAGATTAGTAGTTAAT